TCGTCTTCCCAGGCCAGTTCGTGGCGATCGACACCGATCGCGCCGCCACTCCCGCGCAGCTTGAAGTCGACCGCGAGACCTGCCTCGATCTCAATGACAACCTGGTCGTGCTCGAAGTCGAACAGCCCGACGGCTCGATCCGCACCTACCTGAAGCGCTTCTGCTTCGATGATCAGGCCGGCAAGTACGTGGTCGCATCGGCCAACCTCGGCCTGCACACCCCCTACGTCGACCCCGCCGCTACGCTGGTCATCGTCCCCGTGGTAGCCGTGATCTTCGACCCGCCAGGAACCCCGCGCCAACGGCGCACCCGCCCCCCGCCACCACGCAACGGGAAACGTCGTCCGTGAACGCCCGACGCGGTTCGTTCGTCGTCTGGTTCCTCGCTGCCACGGTCGTGCTCCTGATGGTCGCCCTGGTCGCCGTGACGCTGAAGCGCACCACGCGGGACGTCGCCCATCGCTCTACCACGATTCCCGCTTCAACCACGACCAAGCCCAACGACCCGACCCCGCTGCCAGCGCCGGCGGCACAGCCAACGGACGGGGCGCAACCCGCAGCCACACCTCCGCCGCCAGAGACCAAGCCAGTCCCCTTGGTCGGCATCATGCGCAAGGATGTCCTGGTCGCGGCCGCACCAGTTGGATTCACTGATCTCGCGAAACTGCAGACCGTCATTGAAACCACCGAATCCCCGATGCCGCTGGCGCTGCGCGAGGACTTCGTCGTGTTGCTCTGTACCAACGTCAACCGGTCATCAGTTTTCAAGTCGCCATCCGGTCAGTTCATCCATCAACCCGCGCAGCGCGCCCAGGCTGATCTGCTGCGGGTCATCACCGCATATATCATCGGCGGCGATGTCTACTTCGGACCCTATGGCACCGAGTTGATAGAAAACTTCGCCATCACGCGCATGTCTGCGCAGGGCGCGATCGACAAGGCGGTCAAACGACGACCCGGACTGCGGCCCCTGCTCATCCCCGACGTGCCATGATCACTACGCTGTCCGATGCCTAACGCCCAGTGCGATCGCGGTTATTGGACGGCCGGCTTCCGCGGCCTGCATGGCGAATTGCGCCGCGTGCGCGTCCCGGCCGCCCATCTGCTCGGCCACGCCGATCCGAAGGCCGAGGCCGTGCGCTGGGCCACGGAATGCGAGCTGCTCTGCGCCCGCCTGGACAGCGCCCGACGATCCGGACCCATCGATGATGCCGACGTCCGCCTGGCGCTCGACCGCAAGGCGATCACCCAGGCCCAGGCCGATGCCCTGCGCGGCGGCGCCGCGCCACCCCTGCAGCAGGTGCTGCCGCACACCTGGTCGATCCTCGATGCCGCCCTGGCGCATCCATCCACCCAGCACGAATCGAAGCGCCAGCCCGATGATTACCGGAAGCATCGGGCCTGGTGCGAGCGCTTCTGCACGTGGTCCCGGATCCACCGCATCGAAGCGTTGACCCTCGATCAGGCGCAGGCCTGGATCGCCCACCTGACCGCCGAGGGCTACAGCTGGGACACGCGCCGGCACGCCCTGCTCTACCTGCGCCGCGCCGCGCGCATGGCGGGATCGGTCGGACTTCCTGACGTGCTGGGCGGCTTCCGTCTCGATCGCCGCGAATCCCGACCGCGCGTCCTGGTCTACGATCTGCCGCTGATCGCCCGCCTGCTGAACGGCGCCACCGATCCGCGTCTGCGGCTGGCGATCGCCCTCGGCGCCGGCCTGGGCCTACGCCCGTCCGAGACCACGCGCCTGCGCTGCGGAGATCTCGACAGCGACCAGGTCCTGCGCATCGGCGGCGCCGCCGGCAGCACCGCCACCACCACCAAGACCGCCGCCAGCCAGCGCGACCTGCCGGTGCCCGCCCTGATCGCCGACTGGTGGCGCGCCCTGGCCGCCGGCCGCCGCCCCGCCGACCAGCTGCTGACCACTGCCAGCCGCCGGCACGTCGCCCAGCCCTTCACCGCCCACGCCTTCGCCGCCTGGATGCGCGACGGCTGCGAAGCCATCCTCGGCGCCGAACTGACCCTGCCCGCCAAGTCCCTGCGCAAGAGCTTCGCCACCTGGACCCTGCGCGCCGGCCTGAAGATCGACCACGTCGAAGCCTTCCTCGGCCACAGCCACCACCTGGCCGCCGCGGTCACCAGCCGGCACTACCTCGCCGACTGGCTCTCGCGCGAACTGCTGCCCACCGCCCAGCAGATCGACACCCTGCTGCGCGAGGCCATGGCCGCCCCCGTGCACACCATCCATACACACGCATCATAAGTGCTTGCAGTAAAACGATCCGGCAAGCATTCTTAATCCCTGGGTCCTAGGTTCGAGTCCTAGATGACGCATAGACTTACGACGATCCGTGTGCACGGACGTCGATTGGAAACCGAGGGAAATGCCGGGAAATTGGTGGCCGGCGTACACACCGGGCCAGCGCTACTTGGGGGCGGGGGCCGGTGGATGGTGGCGGAAGCCGTTGGCGATGTAGCGCACGGCAGCGATCGGACCGCTGCCGTCCAGGTATGCGCAGACGGCAATCAGGGCGATCGGGGATAGGATCGCGCTGACGATCAGCACCAGGCCGAGGCGGAAGCCGGCTGGTGTTTTGGATGTGCTCGCGGGCGTCTTCATGTCGCTACGACTGGAGGGACCATGCGAGCCGGGCGGCTGATGCAAAGTTTTTCTTGACCGTCCCCCACAATGGCTAGGCGATGGGGAAAATAAATCCGCGGTAATCCTTGCCTGCAGCATCGGCAGCGCGGATCGGGACGCGGGCCTGAGATGCGAGTGCTTCAGGCCCTGAAATGTCGCCCATGGGAATGGTCCCAAATGCACCCAGTCGCCCGTTGTCACGGACTGAACGGCCGTTGTTAGGGTCGGGCATCGGGACTGGGACGCGCAGGCGCTGCACCTCTTCCTGTCCTCCGCCGTTATTGCTCCACAGATACCACCCCTCTGGGCACATGAAGTTGAGCGTCCCGAATAAGCCAATCGGAACGACAGCGCCGAAGGTTGGCCATTCAGTCAGGACCGAATCCAATGGCTGCGCCGCTGGCAGAATCAGTGGGATCCCGGCGCAGCTACGGATCTCGGGCCCAAACCTTCGCGCGGCCACTGGGAACCCGCGGACCTTGTGGTGTTCCAGGTGGCCGGAAAAGTCATCGAACTCACCATCGCCAGCGAATCCGACCACGATGTCGGGGTCGAAGTAACAGGGGATATTCATCGGCATCAGTGGACCGCGATCGAAAATGGTGATCCTGTCGCCATCCTCCACACCTTCGGGTAGGATGCCATTCGGGAAGGGCTGGATGATTTTGTATGGCAGGATCGGACCACCGAACCCGCCCGACGTGCGTTGGATTATGCCAGAGAAAATCTGTCCGCGCACCTCGAAGTAACGCAGGCCGGCGTCCTGGTCGAAGACGAACGTGGTGTCAGCGTACGGGGGATCCCCGGCCAGGAGGATCTCTGTGAACGTATTATCCACGGGGCGGATGACTTTCGCGATCGTCACGTGCATCGGCAGGGGATGCAGGAAAGGGCGTATCCTAGGAAGCGGGTGGATGAAATCGGCCTGCTGAACCAGGGCCGGGACCTGGAAGATGTTGTTATGGCTGCAAGTCATCGTGTAGATGAAACTGCGATCGTTTGGCGGAACGTCGTCGAAGTCGGGGACGCCTTCGCTCAGTGTAAAGACCGGCAGGGGATTCATCCCAGATACCACGCCTCAGCGGCGAGCATGCTGCCACCGCCTGCAATCGGCACGGCGATGTCTCGGAATGACAGGACCTCGGTGTCGACCGGCAGATCGAAGGTGATCACGCCGCCGCCAATATACCGACCTTCAACCTCCAGCCGGGCGGTTATCACAATGACCCTTTCATCGGTGTGCATGTCGGTTGCCCATCCGAATCCATCGGGGGCATTCGCAGCAGGGGCGTTCCTGTTCAACTCGGCTGCGATGTCGTTGATAGCCGCCAGGGTGCATAGAACTCCCTGCAGGCCACCGTATCCGAGATCCTTGCCGCCGGTGATCTTCAGGCGGCGCAAGGTCAGATCCTGGCGTGGAGGGACCCAGAGCGGACGTCGCGCGGCATCGCGCAGCAGCTGCTGGAACAGGCGGTATTCGGTGGCACTCAGTTCGGGCATGATTTCACGCGACGAAGTCCAGGTCCTGCCAGTCGGTCTGCCATGAGGTCACCCCGGTGACGTTGTCATAGTGGACGCTGGTGCAGGGCGTGTTGATGATGTAATCCCGGCCGCCGGCGCTGAGCGTGGTGATCAGCTCGCCGAGCTGGGGGTATGCGACCGCGGTGCGGGCGAAGGTGGTCGGGTCTTCGGTCTCGAAGTCCGGCAGGAATCCGCAGGCGCGCAGCGACCAGGATACGGTCCGGCGTTCGGCCGTGTACCATTCGGCGCTGATCGCATGCAGCACGCGGAGGATGTCGCGATCATCGCGCAGCGTCGCCTGGGCGCTGGCGCCGGCCTGCCGGCGTGGCGGCGATCCGTTGGCGTCGCGATTCTTACAGTCGAGGTCCCAGATCGCGCCGATGTCAGCGAACCAGAGGTGGATGCCAGGATGCACGATGCGCAGCTTGCGACGGCCATTGCGATCGCCGCTGGCCAGGCGCACGCGGTGCGGCAGGCGGAATCCGATGGTCACGGCGAGCTGGTCGGCATGGTAGGTGCTGCCGAGACCGGCATCGTCCTGCTTTTCACGCGGGCCGATGAACCGGAGCCCGTTCCCGCCATTCTCGGGCAGTTCGATCAGCAGGTCGCGCAGTTCCAGCGACAAGGCGCAACCGTGCTCCATGCGCAGGTCCTTGTAGCGGTCGTTGGCCGTGCGGACCATGATGATCGGTTGGCGCCGGGACGGAATCTGCTTCTGGAGCGCGCCATCCCAGCGGGCGGGCGTGCTGCCGCGATAGTCGAACGAATCGTACACCGGCAGGTCGCGCAGGATCTCGCACAGCAGGATCGACGTGTCCACCTCATCGCCCAGGCCGGGCTGGATGATGTTGCCGAAGTCATCGCAGCGGACATCGATGCGTCGCGGGGTTCCGCCGTTGCCGTCCCTGATTAGGTAATTCCATCCATTGGGAACGCCGTGGAGCTGGCACACGGGCATCCAGCGGGCATCGAGGCGCTGAAGGGGGTCCGTGATCGCCAGGAAGCGATCGAACTCGGCATCGTCCCAGCGTTCGACCAGCGAACCGTCGACGTAGCTGAGGGTTGCCAGGACTTCGATGGGCTCGCCCACCGATTCGATGTAGTCGACGACGTGCTGATGGCGGTCCGTCATGCGGAACATGGGCATAACGTTGCGGTGGTCGCCGATCAGGTCGACCGCGCGCACCGTCCCCGCGGCCTGCGCGCCCGTGATGCTCGCGGTTCCGGCATTCAGGCTGATGTTGAGGGTGTTCTTGAATTGCGGGCGGACCATCATCCGGACCTGGAGCGGTCCCGTCGGCGCGGAAAGGTCATCGGCCCAGTCGACGAAGACCACGCCACGGCCACGACGTCGATCGCAGATCCTGGCGACCAGGTCCCAGGCGGTGTCGCTCTGGTCATCCACCGGCCAGCAGGTCTTGCCGACGGTCAGCGCGTCGGTCGAACCGACGAATGCGAAGACCGGATCATTGATGCCCCGGGCGGAATGGACGGCATGCGTGGCGGCCTGCAGATCGGTCCATAGCTGCGCCTGACCGCTGTTGAAGGTGCCGGCGAGGCAATGGTAATCGACGGACACCGCGCCATCGCCGGGGAAGGCGTAGGCGGAACCGTCGCGATTTCCTGCGACATACCCATCCCACCAGGAGAAGTTGTAGCCGGGATTGCCTTCGACGTGGGCATAGGACCGGCCGCCCTGGAGCAGTCCATGACGGCGCAGGTGCCAGCGCTTCGCGCGGTAGAATCCATCCAGGCACAGATACTGGCGCTGGCCGTGGCTGAATCCGGCTCCGGGGGCCAGGGTATCCACGTGATGTTCGCAGGTGCCCCACCAGACCGTGCGCCATTGCGGGACGAAACCATCGAGTCCGGCCCGCTTCTCAGCGTCGCTGGGGTGCGGCGCGGCCTGGATGCGGATCTCATGCCCGACCAGATCCGGCGCGGTGGCATTGCCGGTGGTGTCGTTGGGGTCATCGCTGAACAGACGTCCATCGATGATGCCGTAGTGGAAACGGATCGAGGCCTCGCCGATCGCCGGCAGGCAGACCCGGCTGAACGATTCGATGTAGAAGCCATTGGCGCCCGTGCCCAGGTCCTCGCGCTGGAGCATGGGCCGGACGGTCCAGCTTCCGGTCGGGCTGTACCGGGGCTGCGTCAGCAGCCGGAACATCGGCCAATGCTGGTCTTCGGTCACCGGCAGGCGGATGGTCATGCGAAGGATTCCACGACCCGCAGCGTCCAGCGGGCTCTGATCGTCCCGATCGATCCAGCCGAGGCGCCGAATCCGATCAGCGGTCCGGCCCGCACCACGGGGTCGACGCTGCGGATCTTCACCCGGAAGCTGGTGGTCACCGTGGTCAGTATCTGGGTCAGCGTGGCCACGGATCCTATCGCAGAGCGATAGGACCGTTCCAGCGTGAGTCCGGCGCCCTGATCGGTGAAGTCCTCGAGGGTGTCCATGGTGAACTCGGGGAAACGGGCATACAGGTCGCGGTACCGGACGTCGTCGATCCCGGGATCGCCGAGCTCCTCCTGCTCCAGGACGCGCACGTCCGGGACCTTCCCGACGCTGGTGACTGCCAGGGCGAAGAAGAAGCGCCCGGCATCGGCCGATAGGCTGGCGACAAACTGGTCTGCGCTCATCAGCGACCCCGCTCGGTGTTGCCTTCGACGTTCAGACGCGGCGGCTTCTGGGTCTGCTGAAGCGTCTGCTGCTGAAGCCGGATCTGCTCCTTGAGCAGGTCGAAGACCGGCGTGCCGCGATCCATGCGCGAGCCGTTGTTTCCGGTGATGGTCGCGTCGAGCGCATCACCGACCAGCGGAACCGCGCCGGGCAGGTCGCGCAGCGGCTTGAGGTGCTGGTCGGCCGGTGTGAACCGGTCATAGCGGTCGGAGATGGCGCCGCGGCGGTAGTCCAACGCATTGAGATCGCGGTAGCCGAGCCATCCCGGACCGGGCGGATGATCGATCGCCTCCTGCGCGGCCTGGCGCTTCTGCTGTTCGAGCGCCGCCATCTCGATCTCCTGCTTCACCAGGGGATGATCGATCACGTCGGCCAGGCCGGGGCGACGGCCAAGCGAATAGCTGCGCGCCTGCTTCGCGGTCATGTTGCGGCTGACGAAGGATTCGAGCAGTTCGGCGTTGTCGGCGCCGAAGGCTCCGGTGGCGCCGAGTTCGGCGACATCCTTGAGATTGGCGAGGTTCTCGGCCACGGACTTCTTGCGTGAAGTCATGTAGCGCTGACCGGCAGGCGTGACCGCGGACTGCAGTTGCGCCTGGCCCTGCAGGCTGGCCATGGCGTACTTGAAGCGGTCTTCGGTCGACGTGGCGCCGGGCATGTCAAAGACCTGGTAATTCAGCTTGGCGAAGTCCTCCTTGCCCTTGAACCCGGCGGCTGCGGCGGCGCCGGCCAGGGCCAGGCGCATCTTGCCGGCGTCCGACGACATCTGCACCATCGCGTCCTTGGTGGACATGATGGTCTTCTGCACCGATCCGATCGCGGTGGTGATCGCGCCGATGCCGAACGCGGTCTTGAGCACCGAGGCGCCGAAGCCGTCCATGCCCTTGGCGCCCTGCTGGCCGGCCTTGCCCATGGCCACGCCGATCTGCATGACCTTCTGGATCGCTTTGCTGACGTCGGCATCGATCTGGATCGTGCCCTGGGCTGGTCCGGACATCAGGCGGCCCTTTGACGGATGGCGGCGGCGACGGAAGTGCGGCCGACGTGGGCGCCGACGCTGGCGCGACCCGCGGCGACGGCCCGGGCAGTGGCGGTGGCGCGGCCGGCGACCAGGCGCGCCTGTTGCTGGCCGTTCAGCCATTCGACGAGCGAGGCGTTGACCTCCTCGGCCAGGCGCTGCGATTCCCAGGGCGGCACGCTGCGGAAGACCTCGGCGGCACGGGGCTGTACCGCATGCCCGTAGGGAACGCGGATGGTGATGGTCTGGCGGTTGGCGGTGGCCGTGGCGGTGGCGCGCGCGCCGGCCATGGCCGTGGACTTCATCTGCCCGGAGAAGACGAATGGCGTCGGCTGTTTGCCGGTCAGGACCCCGCCGCGGGCCAGGGCGATCTTGGCGGCTTCCCACTTCGCCGATTCGTCATAGCCCAGCTTTCGCGCGTAGTCGCTGAAACGCTTCTCGAGAAACACCTGGATCCACAGGTTGCCCGCGGATTGCAGGGCGGTGCGGATGGCGGTGTTCTGCTCGGCGCGATCGAACCACGCCAAGGCGGTGCGGTTGAGGTCGATCGCGACCTTCAGCGGGCTGTCACCGGTACCGGAGAAGCGCCATGCGATCATGCGTGCTCGCGATCCGGTGCCGCTGGCTGCTCGACCTGGTCGAGGCCGGCAGCGATGCGCAGCACGGTGAGCGCGAGGACCTCGTCGATCAGGGCCAGGGCGGCGAAGGCCTCGGGCGGCAGATGGTAGACCGCCGACAGCAGCGTGGCTGCCCAGTTGAACGCGGCCTCGATCGGGATGCCGAACGATTCGCCGGCGCTGGCCGTGGCGCCGCGCACCAGTTCATCGCGCGCGGCGCGGGCGACATCGAGCAGCGCGGCCTGTTCGGGACGCGGGGCGGGGATCCAGTTGCGTCCGAACGGCACGGCGAAGTTGCGGTTTCCCTGCGCGGTGAGGACGCGCGGGGCGAACCACAGCGCGGCGGTGCTGTCGGTGCAGGGTTCGATCTTCAGCCAGGTCTGATCGCGGCGGTAGCGGTCCACGTCGGGCTTGCCGACGACAGCGATCTGCCACTGGTCATCGAGATCGCGCCAGTCCGTGCGCGCCGGCGCATCGAGCAGCAGCGGATCGCACAGCGCGAACAGACGGCCAGCGACGGTCTCGCGTTCGGCGAAGCCGGTCTCGGGAAACCAGGGTGGGGCGCGGCGGGCGCCGCCGGCGGCATCGCGGATGATGATCATGGCGTGGGTACCGCCTGGCCGGTGGCGACGGCCCAGGGATGGGTGGCGTTGGAGGTGGACAGGCCGACGACGTGCAGGCCGCCCTTGGCGATCGCGCCGTGTTCGGCCGATTGGTCGACCGGCAGGACGCGACCGCTGGCCACGGTGAGCTTGAGGCCGGTGGTCAGGGTCAGGCCGGTGCTGGCCGAGATGTCGCGGAAGAACTGGGCGAAGGTGCTGGACAGGGTCGCGCCCTCGAGGCCGATCGCGGCGGCCAGGTCCTCGGGCGCGTCGTGGCGGACATTCAGCGACGGCTTGCCGGCGAGCACCGCGATGGTGCGCGCGAAGCGATCGCCGTCGTTGCGCCGCACGTCGACGGTCAGGCCGGTGTCTGCGTCGACGCCCGAGGCGCCGCCGAGCGTGGTGCCGTTGACCTGGCACGGGCCGAGCGTGTGCAGGGTCGGCTCGGCTGCGACGGTGATCATGGCGTTATTCGCGGTGCGCACGAGCGGGTGGGTCATGCCGTCAGCCGATAGCGGGATGCATTCCACCTCGGCCATCAGTACCTTGCCCTCGTCGACGCTGAAGCCTTTGATGTAGGCACAGCCGATCGCCGAGGCTGCCAGCGCGTACTTGGTATGCACCGATCCGGTTGAACGGGCGAAGTCGACGAACTTGGCGAAGAAGACATCCAGGGTTGTCAGCTTCAGCGGGGTCGGCAGGCCGAAGCCGAGCAGATTGAACGCATCGAGGAACGGCGTGCGGAAGCGCACCGCGATCTTCGCGCCGGGCGCGACCATGACGCTGTCGAAGAGGTTGCCGCTGTGCTGCAGCGGTTCGACCTCATTGCCCTGGACCAGGGTGAGATTGGCAGCGGCGAGGGTCGTGCTGTTCAGCCGGACGGGGCTGAGGCTGGAGAGGTTGGCGGCGGCCATTGGGGACTCCGGGTCAGGCGCTGAGGCCGTGGGTGATGTCGAGCACGATGCTGTAGGACTCGACGGCGGTGCCGTCGTCCTGCGCGGCGGCGGCGAGCTGTTCGGGCGGCGGTTCGCCGGCCATGCCGATGTCGATCGAGACGAAGAAGATGCCGGACTGCTGCGCGACCAGCTCGCGCTTCACGTCGACGGCGAGCTGCTCGATTTCGCCGACGGTGCCGGTGGCGGTCAGGGTGATGCGCAGCGATCCGCCGCGCAGCGGGGCGGCGCCGACGGCGAACGTGGTGTGCCGATCGGTGACCTGTTCGAGCACGGCCAGCGGGAAGAGGCGATCGCGCGGTTCATCGGCGATGGTCAGCACTGCCCGCGGATAGTGGATGGTCTGGATGCTGCCGCCCGCGGCCAGGAAGGCTGGGCAGGCCAGCAGGTGGACGCGCAGCGCGTCGATGATCGCAGGGGCGGTGTCGTAGCTCATACGCCCTGCCCACGGTCGGCGCCGCCGATCAGCGGCACGGTACGGCCGATGTCGAGCAGCACGGTGCCGGCGTTGTTGGCCTGGCTGAGCACACCGCGCACGGTGTAGATGTTGCCGGCCGGGCTCTTCACCTGGTCGCCCTGCTTCATGGCGATCGCATCCGTGATCAGCAGCGCCCCCTGTTCCTCGCGCACGTGCTGGCGGCGGTGCTCGTCGTAGCGCTCGACGTGCGACAGGCGGCAGACCGCGTCGACGGACGCAAACACGCTGTAGGTGCGCGGGGTGACGTCGGGGTCGCTGGTCAGGGTGCGGTACGACCAGGACTCGCCGAGGCCGGTGGCCGAGCTGGCGACGGCAGCGAGGGTGGCGCGGATCGAGGCGAGCAACGTCATACCACGAGACCCTTGCGGATGCTGAAGATCGACGACCAGAAGGTCTCGACCGCTCCGGCGATGTTGACCTCGATTTCCACCACCGCCTTCTGCTCGACCAGGTCCTGGGTGTCGGCCGCCGGCATGGCCAGGGCTATCTTGCGGTTGGCGTAATCGCAGCCGGGATCGGTCGGCCCGATCGTCCGCGACGAGGTCAGCGCGACGCTGCGATCCGGAGCGACCAGACGCGCGCGGATGGTCGGCGCGATGGTCGTCAGATCGACGGCATTGCCGGCGCCGTCAGCCGCGGGCAGCGTCACGATGATCGGCCGGGTGTCGCCGGTGGTGAAGAAGTCGGTGGCGGTGCTCATGCGGGCCCTATGCGTATGCTTTCAGCGAGCGGTTGCCGACATGGCCGGTGAGCGATCGCCGGCCGACCGAAGCGTTCAGACGCAGCCCCTTCAGCGGTGCCGTCGGGCCCTGGCCGGGGATGGTCACCGCCGCCTGTCCGGAACTGCGGCCGAAGGCCTGACCGGTCACCATGCCGGGGCCGGCCGTCGGCGCGGTGATCAGCGCCTGAAGCGTGCTGCGACCGGTGGTTTCACCGATGATCCGTCCGAGAGCGGTGATCAGGGCTTCGCCCACCGCGCGGCCACTGGTCTCGCCGGCGACGCGTCCGACTGCGGTCACCTCGAGCTGGCCGCTGGACCGTCCGACCGTTTCGCCGGCAAGCGGTACGCCCGCAGGCAGGGCGACCGCCGCCTGTCCGCTGGAACGGCCTGCGGTCTCGCCGATGAGATTCGCGGGCGCCGGGGCGGCGCACTGACCATTGGAGCGTCCGACGGTCTCACCGATGACGACCGCTGGCGTGGTGACCGCGCACTGCCCATTGGAGCGTCCGGACGTCTGACCAGCAGCCGCAGGCGGCGGCGTGGTATCGGTCAGGATCATCTGCTTCGCGATTTCACCGACGCCCGAGGCGGTGGGATGCACGTCGTCGGTGCCGGCAACGAATAGCGAGGCATGGTTCGCGATCGCTGCCGCCGGGTCGCTGAACAGGATGTGCCCGCGGGTCGACTGCTTCGCGCGCGATGACGCACGATTCTGTGCAGCGTGCAGCGTCATCGAGTCGGTCTGGAGCGTCGACCAGTTGGTCGGTGATCCACCGTTGGGCCTGGTGACGATGGTCGAGAGGCGCACGCGGCTGTCGCGGGCGTTGGCTTCGTCGAGGATGGCCTCGGTGTTCGATTTCAGTCCGGCGAGGACGCTGGACTGGGTGGTGACGTCGAAGATGCCGACGAACTCATTGACGCTGGGGCCGTCCATCAGGTCGATCTCGAGGCCGCGGGCGAGATCGAGGTGGTCCCAGACGTGCTGTTTGAATGCCGCGAGGGTCGCACCGGCGCGACCGGAGACGATCATGATCGTGCGGCGTTCGCGGCCGGCGACCATCCACTTGCGGTTGGGATAGGCGCCATCGGGGATCAGCGCGGCGTCGTAGGGCGGCGCGAGCGCCTCGGCGATGTTTTCGACCGTGGCGAGGTTCGGAGAGACCGAAGCCGCGGCGACGTGGCTGAGCGAGTCGACGCCGGCGATGGTCAGCCAGCGGGCGACGCCGGCGCCGTCGCATTCCTGGTTGCTGGCGCCAAGGACGCCGGCGACGTTGATCGCGGCGATCGACGAGGGTGACCAGGATCCGAGCGAAAAGGACCAGGCCCGTTGCGCGTTCTGGAGTCCGGTCAGGTCGTAGAGCGATCCGCACAGGCTGCCGGTCTGGCCGAAGTGAACGGCCAGGGCATAGCGCTGGGTGGTGGTCCACGGCGCGAGGATGGTCGAACCCTGCTTGAGGTTTCCGCCGGTGATGTCGAGCGTCAGGATCGGGTTGCGGTTGTTGTCCTCGATGACCAGCTGCCCGGTGCCATCCGGGAAATAGGTGGCGGGCAGGAAGATGCTCGCCCAGCCGAAGGACGAGAACGGCAACGTGCCGACGCAATCGATCAGCGACCGCGACCAGGTGGCGCCCACGGAGCCGGAAAACACGTCACGCTTGCGGTGCGGATGCTTTCCGCCCGAGGCGTAGGTGGTGGCGGTGCGCGTGGCGGTACCGCTGAACGTCCAGCACTTGCCGTTGCGGTTGGTGCTGTCGGTGGCGACATCGCAGCCGAACCAGCGCGTCAGGGTCGCGGGGTTGGCCATCAGAGATCCTGCAGATCCCAGAGCGGGCGCAGATCCGGGCCCGGGCCGTCATAGGTGTAGATCGGGCCGGTGACCTGGAGCTGGGTGCCAGCCTGGGTCGGGTGCCAGATATCACGTTGCGACTGCAGGACGCTGGCGCCGAGCTCGCCGTCGGTGGGCAGGTTGGCCTGGCGACCGATCAGGGTGCCATTGACGTAGCATTCGATCATGCCGCCGGACGTGCTGCGCTTGACGCGGCGCACCAGGTTGAACCAGCGGCCGAAGGGGACGAACGTGCTGCCCTGGCCGACGCCGGAGAAGTCCTGCAGTCCTTCGGTCAGACCACCGGTCAGGGTTTCCTGCACCGACAGGCTGTAGCCGGGATTGTGGGTGAGATTGCGCACGTAGGCGCGCAGGGCGATGATGCTGCCGCCGGTCTGGAAGTTCGAGAGGTAGGTAGCGGTGCCGTCAGCGGCGAGCGCGGTGCCGGTGAGCACCCAGCGCAGCCACAGGCTGGTCCAGTTGTCGTCTTCGTTGTTGACCAGGAATTCAGTGGCACCGGCGCCGACGCGGAACTGGATGTCGCCGGTATCGGCAGGGCCCTGGATGTAGCCGGTGGCCTTGCTGCCGGGCGGCAGGTCGGTCGAGCCGACGTGCGTGCCGCCGATCATGGTGGTGGTGAAACCGGTGCTGGTGGTGGTCGCGGCGCCGGAGGTCGGCCACGTGTCCCCTTCGATGCGTTTGATCGCATTGTCGAAGCAGCCCAGGCTGTGCGCGCGACGGACCATGATCAGGTCGAGGTGGTCTGCTCATTGTAGGTGCGGGGCTTCATCGAGTGGCCAGATGCCGCGAAGGCGTTGCTGCACCCGTTCTGGATGGTGAAGCGCATGCTGAACGGGTAGAGCTTCACCTGCGGGAAGACCACCTTCTTGATCGACGAACCAGCGGATACCGCGACGACGTACGTGTCGGTCGGCGTGGCGCCGCCGGAGCCGTCGGGCGTCACCGTGCCATCGTTGGCGTAGACGCGCAGCGTGACCGTCTTGTTGGCGCCGGGGTCGAACGAACCCAGGGTCAGCTCAAGCGAGCAGAACTGGTTGAGGTTGGTGGTGTTGTCCAGCGCCGTGGTGTTGAGCGCCGATTCCACGCCGGCGCCGAGGCCGTTGAGCTCGGTTCCGAGCAGTTCGCTGCCCAGCGCCGCCGGGGTGGTGTACTTGAGGATGCTCATTCAGTCCTCGTTGACCTTCAGAGCGCCGGCCGCGATGGTCGGTGGGGTGACGGTGGTCGAGATCGTGATCGCCCCTTCCTTCTGCAGCGCCAGCGCCCCGTCGGCGGTGATATCGAGCAGGGAGCCGCCCTGCGTGGTGCTGAGCGTGATATCGTTGCCGCTGACCGTCTTGACGAAGACGAGCTGTCCGTCGGTGAGGCCGCCGGGCAGGGTCGCGCCGGGGATCGCGACCACGGCGACCTGGTCGTTGACGATCAGGCCGTGGCCGGGAAGGGTCACGGTGTCGTTCGACGCCTTTCCGGTCCCGATCACCTGGGCACCGGCGATCGGGCCGGAATACAGGATCTTGCTGGCGCCACTGGTGGCCACCCCGATCGACCAGTGCGTGATGGTCGAGGTGCCGGCGGTGCAGTTCGGGAAGGTGATGGTCGCGACGTTCACCGCCTGGTTGCCCGTGACCGTCCATCCGCCCGAGGAGCGGGCGACCGCGACGCGGGCATAGCCGGTATAGGCGGCTTCCGAGGTGGTCTGATCGCCGGCTTCGCCGGGGTCGGCGGTGTGCAACGCCACGAACAGGTTGGTCAGCGGGCTGGCGGCGGCGTTGTCGGCGATATTCGCGATGCCGGTGCCATTGAAGACCAGCTTGAGCCAGTCGTTCTCGAAGGTGTTGCCTTTGGACATTGCAGGCTTTCGGGGTCGGTGGGTGGTGAGCGTTCAGGCTTTGCCGCGGACGGCCTGCACGAGCGGGCGGTTGCCGGCGGCGAGCTGGGCGGCCAGCGCCTTGGTTTTGGCCGCGTCGACCTGGTCTTCGGTTTCCGCGCTTTCGAGGTCGTCAGCGAGCTGGGCGGTGGTCTTGAGCGCCGATCGATAGCGGCCGACCAGGGTGCGGCCAATCCAGAGCGCGATCGCGCCGGCTCCGCTGGCGCCGCCGAGGGCGGCGAGCACCTGCGAGCCCAGGCCGCCGGCGACCGGCGCGATCGCGGTGACCGTGGCGTGGATGGCTTCGGCGCGGTCGGCCTCCAAGCCGGCGCGCCCGGCCTGGATCGCGGCGCGTTGCGCGAAGGCCGGCGGATGCTGGAACGCATCGGCGGGCGTGGTGTCGGGCGTGGTGCTGCCAGTCCACGATTCGGCCTCGAGCAGGCGCACCGTGGGCGCGAGGCTGGTGCGCGCGGCGCCGGACAGGACGGCCACGTCATCGAGGGCAGCAGCGATCACGGTGCGATCCGGTTCGGGCTTGGCGATCTCGGCGCGGGCGGTGTCAGCCTTGATCGCGATCGCGGCGACGGCCTGGTCGGCCTGCTTCGCCGCCTTCGCGGTTTCTCGCGTGCAGCCGCCGACCAACGACAGCAGCACCGCCAGCCCCACCAGGGCCAGGAACCCAAGAGCGGGCGGGTGCTGTCGTTGGTCGGCGGCTGCGGTGCGGTTCACGGCTTGCCGCCCATCTTGATGACGATGAGCAGCGCGGCGCCGGCGGTGCCGAGCACGCCGAGCAGGACGGTGGCGACGGCGCCGTAGACGATGGCCTTGAGCGTGCTGACGCGGTCCTGGAGCAGGACGATGGTCTGGGCCTGCTCGATGCCGTGCGCGGTGGCGACCTTGACCGCGGCTTCGACGTCGCCCATGCGGCGCGCGTGATCGTCGAAGCGCTGTTCGCCGCCGCAGAGGCGCGCCTTGATCTCGCCGAGGTCGCGCGCCATGTCGGCGCCGTTGCGCACCATCTGGCGCAGCAGGTCATGCGTGCTGCCATCCGGTGCGATGTGGCGATCGGTGTCGTCGGAGATTGGCATGGCGATCAGGTGGAGGGCAGGGCCAGTTCATCCCACTCGGCGCCGATGGCGTAGAGCGGGCTGGTGCCGACGCCGCTGAGCACGGCCAGGCCGAGGGCGTAGCCGGGTGGCACGATCAGCGAGCCGAACAGGTTGGCGGCCTGGTCGCCCTGGCCGACGTTGGCGGCGGCGAGCTGGAAGTTCGACAGGATCGGCACCCACACCGCGCCGGCGGGCAGCGTCACCGCCGTGCCCCAGAAGGCGCCCGAGGACGGGCCGCCGGCGCGGGTCGGGCCTGAGCTGTAGCCCGTGGCATTGGCGGTCACCGGGGTGGCGACCTTGGCCGGGCTGACGCAGGCCAGCAGGGTGAGGCCGGCGGCCGCGGTGCCCGAGGCCAGCCAGATCGCCAGGCGATCGATGGCCAGCGCCAGGGTGTCGTTGGCGTTGTAGAGCGCGAGGGTCGCTGTGGTTGTGGGGATCGCCTGCACCGGCGCGATGGCATTGGCGATGATGCCGCAGCCGCCGTGGAACCGCCGGCCGGCGCGGGCGCGGTCGGTGTTCGGCGCCTCGGCCTGGGCGACGGCCAGGGAGCCGAGCGTGGTGCTGCGGGCGGTCACGCCGTCGCCGGCGTAGGTCTGGCCGAGGGGCGAGACGTTGGTGTCGATGTTCACAGGTAGTCCTTTGCGTGGAGGAGGAGGTCGTCACCGAGCTCGCGATCGAGGCCGGCGGCAGCGAGGCGGGCGATGAGGAGCTTGAGCGCGTCGTCGGTGGGCAGGGCGGCGGGTGACTGCGCGGCGCCAAGGTCCTCGGGGACCTGGTTGGCGTTGAGCTGGCCGTGGTCGAGCGTGGCGATGCCGGCGGCGACCAGGTCGGTGGACTGCTGCGCGTGGAGGATACGGTACCCGAGGCTGCGCTGGATGCTGGCGGTGGCGGCGGCGACCGCGGCGGCGGTGGCCGCATCGATCACGGCGTTGAGCCACGCGGCGCGCGGGGGCGTGATCACATCGGTACCGACGAGGGCGGTCACGTGCGGTCTTCCTGCCGGCGCACGGTCAGACGTCCGCGGGCGCCGGTGATGGTGAGGTCGCGGTTGATCGATCCGTCAGCGACTGCGCCAACCGTTTCCGTGATGGTGATCACGGTATTGCCGCCGGTGAAGGCGAGGCCGGCGATGGTCTTGGTCTGGGCGTTGTTGTTCGTGCTGCCGGTGATGGTCAGCGCATCGCCGACGCGGAAGAACTTCCGCTGGTCGCCGGCGATGGTGAAGGAGCCGCCGGTGCCGGTGGCCACGGCGGTGATCGCGAACAGCTTGGTCGTGCGCAGTTGCACGTCGTAGTTGAAGGCCTTGGATCCGGACTGGAGGTCGGCGGCGGCGAGGGCCATCGTCGAGGGATAGGCGGGCCACGAGATGGTGACCTTGCGATTCGTGGTGTCGCTGATCACCGCGGTGATCGCGGCGCCGCCGGGTGGCGGCTGCGTGGTCGAGGTGTCGGTGGGCAGGCGGACGCTGGCGCTGGCGGTCCAGGTGCCGGTGAGATCGCTGAAGCCGAAGTCCGACAGCGCCGTGGCGGGGATGGTCAGCTCGCGGAGGAAGCTGTCGCCTTCGGTGACCTCGAAGTCGGTCTGCACAGCGCGGCTGTTGGCGACCGGCGTGCCGCTGGAGGCGGTGAGCAGGGCGGCCAGGGCGTCGAGGTCGAAGGATTCCGCTTCGCCGGCGAAGAGGTTGGGGGACGCGAACGCGGTCGCGGACGGCGGGACGATCGCGATCGTCTCCTCGCCGCCTTGGTGGGTGAACGTGAAGACATGCAGCCCAGCCACGCCGGCGACCGCGGCGCAGGTGAAGGTGCCGAGCGCGGCGACGGCGCCGCCGAGCAGGTAGGTGAGCGTCCAGCCGGCCGCGGTGAATGCGGCAGCGCTGGCAAACGACTGCGCGACCGTACCTGCGTACAGGTAGGCGGCGAAGCGTCCGGTTTCACCTGCTTTGGACATGGGACTCGGGGAACGAGGGGTGAGCGCGTCGACGGCGAGCAGTCACCCGCCGCCGTCCGCACTCGTGGCGCGGACGGCGGCGGGGGGCTCTCAGCCGGATCAGACGGTGTTGATCGGCGGGGTCAGGATCACGTCGCAGGTCACGGCGGTCGACACCGCCGGGGCGGCGGCCCAGGCGTTGACGATGCCGGCCGCGGACTGCGCGGCGGCGACCAGGGCGCTGGTGATGAACAGCGGATCGCCGCCCTCGAAGGCTGCGGTCGAGACCTTGGTGACGCCCTTGACCAGGCCGCGGATCTTGCCGACGCAGGTCTGGCCCGAGGTCTTGGTCTGGAGTGGCAGGACGATGGCCTTGCTGGCCGAGAGGCCGACGAGGACACCGGCGGTGGTGCCGCCGGTCGGGGCGGCGAACGTGATCGTGTCGTCCCAGTCGTGAGAGGTGGTGGGCATGGCTTCTTTCGTGCGGGAGGGATGGGGTGGGGATGGTTCGGGAAACGATCAGGCGGGCGCGCGTGGTGTCCGCGCGCCCGCCGTCTGATCAGTTCGTGCCCTGCTGGATGCCGGGGATGAAGACCGTGCCGCCCACCGTGGTGGAGGCGAGGACGGCCACGAAGGCCTGGAGGATCTTCCACTTGCGCGCGGCGACGGCGCCGGCGTCGTATTCCGCGAGCTGCGGGGTTTCCATGCCGGTGAGGAATGCCGCGATCACGGTGTCGACCAGGGCCGGGTCACCCGTCAGGTAGACGGTGGATTGGCTGGGCGTGCCGGCCTGGGTGAGGAACGGCGTGACCACCGATTCCAGATCGGTATTGATGTTGGTAGCGGTGGGGAAGGCCTGGACCTGCGTGGTCAGCTGCAGGGCCTTCGTGCGCAGGCAGGACGGGACCAGCAGGTACTTCGGCGTATTGCCGAGGACCTGGCCGCCGGGGCCGGTTTTCAGGTCGAAGGCGGCGCGCAGCTCATCGAGATCACCAGCGGTGGCCAGGCCGGCGATGCCGGAGGTGGTGTTGTTGGTGAAGGTGCCGTTGTTCAGCGCGTTGTAGACCTCGATCTCGATGGTGCGCTGGGCGATGGCGCCGGCGCGGGCGAGCATCGAGGCGAACTCACCGAGGTCATCGCTGACCAGGGCCTGGAAGGTGAGCGAGACCGTGGCGCCGAACAGGCCGAGCGTGCCAGTATAGCTGCCTTCGACCTTGTTGAGTTCGGGCAGGGCGAGGCCTTCCGCGGTCGAGACCAGGTTGCCGGTGTCGAGCGCGCCGATGCCGAACTGCTTGAAGTCGTTTACCGACTTCTTGCGCGTCCACTTCGACCAGGTCATGTTCTTGGCGAAGTTGTTGAAGCCGTTCATCACCGACTTGTCCATGAAGTTGCCGAGGACGACGGTGTTGAACATGCCGAGCGAAGCGTTCGCGGATCGCGCGCCGGGCACCTGCTTGCCGAGGATGAACTGCGCGACATCGAAGCGGTTCCAGTCGCTGACGTTCAGGCCCATGCGCTGGGCGAAGCGCCGGGCGATGTCGAGCACCGAGAAGCCGCGTTCAGCGTGGTCGACCTTCTCATCGGCGAAGTGCGCGGCGACCAGGGAGTCGACGGCGGCGCGCTGGGCCTTGTCGCGGGCATCGGAGGTGAGGCGGATGGCGGGCTGTTCGACGTTGGTCGCCTCGTCGGTGCCCTTCCTGGCGAGCAGGGCGCGCAGGCCATCGGCTTCGGTGGCGAAAGTGCCGAGGTCCATGCCCTTGATTTCGACGCCATGTTCGTCGGCGAGGGTGCGCAGCTTGAGGTTCAGCTCGGCGCGTTCGGCGCGCGTGCGTGCGTCGGCGAGCTCGCGGGCGCGGGCGGTTTCGTCGCCGGCGGGGGCCGTGATGGTGGGAGAAGCCGCGGCCGGGGTGCCCTGCGGGGTGGGCTTGATGGGGTCGCTCATGCGAGCCTCCGGGGAATGAGCCGCAGGTGCGGCGGGTTTGGAAATCCAGGACGGGAGCGAGCGGACGCCGGCAGCGGCATCGCGCGGAATGGGGGTGAGGCTGACTTCGAGCAGGCGCCATTTGCGCACCGTGATGGTGCGGGTCTCTTCGTCGTAGGCGGCATCGTCCCGGCTGTAGGTGTAGCCGATCGAGACGCCGCGCAGGGCGCCGGACTTGACCGCGTCGCGGACAGTCGGCCCGGTCGACAGCCGCGCGTCCGGCAGCAGGCGCGCCTGATTGGTCAGCGCCTTGCCGTCGACGGCGCAGTCGCGCAGGGTGCCGATGATCTGGTCGGCATCGTGGTTGAGCAGCAGGGCGCGGGCGGCCGACATATCGACGCAGCCGTTGTCGTGCAGCAGTTCTTCGCGGTAGCCGCCGAAGTCTACGGGGTCGGCGGTGCTGGCGACCATGTCCAGGGTGCCGTCGTCTGCTGGCTGATCAGCATCACGCAGGGCGCGGAACCGGTAGAACACTTCGGTCATGGCGATTCCTTGGCGGTGCCGGCGGCCGGCGCTGGGGTGTCGTTGTCCTCGCCGATGGTCGATTCCGGCGCCGGGGTGTTCTTGCCGGAGAGGTCGAGCACCAGGCCGAGGCCTTCGGCTTCCTCGCGTTCCTTGGCGAGCTGCTTCCAGATCTCACGGTAGTCGCCACCGCGCTTGCCGATCTCGATCTCGTGGGTCGAGAGACCGCTGGCGATGGCCGAAGCCGCCGCTTCGGCATCCTTGAGCGGATCGACGTAGGGCTGTCCATCGGGGATCAGGCGGTAGGCGGCGCGTGGCGTCTTGATGCCGGCCCGCAACGCGAGCCAGGGCAGCGCGGCGCGGTACAGGCGGCCAGCGGTGGCGTGGCCCATCCATTCACGGACCGGGCCGAGCAGCCGTTCAGCATCGAGCATGTCGGCGCGCATCGAGCTGTAGTTGGCGCGACTGACGTCGCGATCGAGGAATCGCTGCGAGATGCGCAACGCGGCGGCGATGTCGCCGCGCAGCATCTGGCGGAACGGCGCGATCATCTGCGAGGGGCGGTTGTTCTGGATGACCGAGACGTCTTCATCCGGGAACAGCCGCACGGTCGAGCCGACCGGGATGTCGGTGACCGGGTCGCCGGATTCGTCCTGGTCTGGCGTGCCGTGGTACTTGCTGGTGATCGCGACGGCGACGCCGGCCGAGGACTTCGCGGCAGCCAGTTCGGCGTCGACCAGGTCGGCTTCCTGGTAGAGGCGTTCAATCACCGGGGCGAGCCAGGGTTCGCCGCGGGCCTGGAGGCTGCGACGACGCTCGAAGCCATGGATGATCTCAGCAGCTGGAACCGGTTCAGGATTGGAGGTGGCGTCGAGTTCGGGATTCATCAGCCAGTAGCGCTGCGGGCGTCCGAGACGATCCATCTCGACGCCACCGAGGCGTACGATCTGGCCGTCATAGACGGGCTGGTTGAGGCCTTCGGCGATCCATTCGGCTTCGAGCGGCAGCACCGCGAGCGGCACATCGCCGGCGTTGGAGCGCTCGGGCAGGATCACCAGGCGCCAGAGGAATTCGCCGGCGGTGACCACTTCGCGGAAGGCCTGGAGCTGCAGGTGGTAGAGGTCGCACCCGTCGACGGCGCAGGTGGCCAGGAATTCCTTCCACTGGTCCGCGATCCGCTTGTCTATGGCCTGGTCGCCGGTGTCCGGCTGCAGGGCGATGCCGCTGCCGATGACGTGGGCGGCGAGGCCTTCGATGGCGGCGCGGGCGGTGGGGTTGTTGCGTTCGAGCTGGCGGCAGTGGGCGCGCAGCAGCGGCAGGTTGCCGGCCAGGGCCTGGTTGGCGGTGGAACTGGTCGGACGGCGGCCCTGGAGCGGCTTGCGGCGCAGGTCGCTGCCGGAATAGGCGCCCAGCCAGTTCCCGACCACCGAGGCGACACTGGTGAAGAAGGCCAGCGTCCGGGAGAGCGGATTGAGCTTAGCCAAGGGAGTAATTCCCCTGGCCGGTCAGCCGTCCGCGCACCAGCATCGGGCTGCTGCCGTCAGCGCGCCCGAGGTGCTGGTACAGTTCGTCGAGGCGCTTCGCGGCGGCGGTGCGATCGATGCGGGTGGCCGAGACGCCGTTGGCCCCCTGCGTCACGATGGTCGAACCATCGGACGCCAGGAAGGCTTCCAGCGTGGTGATCTCGGCCTGAATCGATGTGGCGCTGCGTGCCATGCAGACCACAGCCTGCACGAAAGCGGCGGGCAACGAAAATGTATTTTACAATATTTTACCGTGATAAAAACCCGGTAATTACAGCATTTTTATCACGGTAAATTGGTTAAAGTAGACTTTCTATGCGATCCAGGAGCCCTTTCACCAGGCAGGTATCGGAATGGAAATGGCGGCACTGACAAATGAGACAGATACCATCAATTTCCAGATCCCTCACTCTTTTTTTCGCCATTTTCAACTTATTTGCACGGACGAATTCAGGGGGGAACGTTGTCGCCATTTTCGTCCCTTATTAAACCCGGTTTATATGCTGCTTTCGGAGGGTACCACTTAAATTCAACTCCACACGATTGGCAAAAGACCCAGATCGCGCCGTCCTGTAGTGGTTTTTTTGCTTTATTTCGCAATGGGACATTGGCGCGCCCGCAGCATTTTGGAATTATGGGAGGAATTGGACCATTAAACACCTCAACGTCCTCCGCCGGGCCGACAATAGGTGAATGGGATGGCGGCCGTCCGCGCGGACGGGTTTCGAGTTTGCGATTCTTGAGATTATCGAACATGGGCGGTTTCCTGGGGAATGGCGGTGAGTTTGGCGATGCGGCGTTCGATCTGGGTGCGCTGCGGAGATCCTTCCGGCCAGAGCGGGGCGAGGGCGGCGAGCTGCTCGGGCAGCAGGTCGCGGATCTCGGTGTTGTCGCCGGTGAGTTCGTAGCGCCAGCGGGCGGCGCTGGTGTCGAAGAGGATGGCGGCCTGGCGGAGGCGGGCGCCGCGGGCGTGGCGGGGGCGCTGGTCGGGGATCACGATTTGACCTCGAACAGGGCCGCGATCCGGCTCCATTTATGGCGCACCTGCGCGACGGCGGCGTCGATGTCGCGTTGTTCTGAGCCGATATTCAGGAAATACGGATATTCTTGAGTCCCTGGCGGGTTGAATTCATACAGGGGTGAATGCTTGGGGTACCTTCGATGCCGGCCATCGAAGTAGGTCGCAACCCGCTGGCTTGATTCCCAGGCAATGAGCGCTTCGCGTGAAGCGGCGCGGGCGACGGTCTGGTATTCGTCAGCCTTGCCCCACACACTGCTGAGATTCAGGGTCCAGGTTGTTGGGGGGATGGGCGGGGTGTTCATCTGGTCAGGCATGGGGCAGTTCCTGGCGGAGAATGTCGATCACCGTGAGGACGGTGATGGCGACGTGGTGGTGGGTTTCCCTGGTGGACCAGGGTTGGAGATGGAGGCGGACCAGCGCGGCTTCGAGGATGTTCTGGAGCAGTTCGGACCACAGGATGACCGTGGACGGCGGGACGATGCGGCTGAGGCGCAGGCGTTCGGCATCGTCCGGGCCGGGGGCGGCGAGGATGTCCCGGCAGACCTTTTCGAGGGCGTCGCAGTCCTGGCGGATCTGCGGGAACAGCGTGCAGACGTCGGCGCCGGGGGCGCGGCGGCGCGGCATGGCCAGGGTGCCATCACGACGGCGGGGCAGGCGTTTCCAACCGGTTGCCGGCAGGCTGCCGCGGGTGGTGCCGCGGATGGCCAGGCCGTCGCCGGCGACGATGGCGCGGCGGTCGGGGTGTTCGCTGAGGGTGTGTTCCAGATCGGCCTTCAGCAGCTCCCAGAGCGGGATGGTGATGACCGGGTCGCCCTTCCAGTTCGTCGCGGGGGTGCGGATGTGCAGCTGGTCCCGATCGAGGTGGTCGGCAGTCATCTCGACCATGCTGTCGGCGGTGGCGCAGTGGGTGGCGGCGCCCTGCATGCACAGATCGTGGCCGACCAGGTGGATGGGATCGCACCCGGCGAGCGCGGCCGCGGCCAGGGCGACGGTTCCGGAACTGTGGCCGGTGTTGCAGGGGCGCACGCCGGGGTCGATCCATTGTTCGATCAGGCAGGCTCGCCAGGCCCAGATCACGCGGCCGCCGAAGTCATCGATCAGGCGCGGTTCGACCACGACCGGCGCGATCAGCGCCATGCCGGACTTGTCGAGGCCGGCCATGCAGTCGTAGACATCGGGCAGGCGTTCGACCGCGCAGACGAAGTCCGGGCGGATGCCGCGCGCCAGGCAGGGCCGCACCATGGCGTCGACCACGAACAGGATCGCGCCCTGGCGCGCGGCGGCGATCGCGTCCCAGCAGGGATCGACGCTGGGGCCGGCGCCGAGCACCACCGCGGGCATGCCGGCGAAGCGGCCAGCAAGGTCGTCGGTGGTCGGGCAGGTGGTGAGGCGCGAGCGGTGCCCGAGTGCGTTGCCAACCCCCTGCCAGGTGTCCTGGAAGCTGTTGCCGAGATCGAGGAAGTAGAGCGCGAGGCGTTCTTCGACCAGATCGAGCAGCTCGGGATCGCGGCCGATCAGCGTGGTGCTGGCGAGCGTGGCGATCTGGCGGTGATCGGCGTAGTGGCGGCGCAGGTGGTAGAAGAGCTGGTCGGGGGTGGTGGCGTTGTGGAGGGCGGCGAAGGCGTCGATGTCGAGGGTGGTCATTTCTGGTCTTTCGAGAGCAGGTACTCGGTGAAGCTGGTGGGTTTGGTGATGAACATCGGCGATTGACCGAGCGCCGCGCAATACGCCAGGCGGCTGTGCTCATTCCATGCGTGGTGCCAGCCGCCGCTGACGCCCTGCGCAACATTCCAGTGACCGCCGGAATGCCGCACGCATGGTTGGTCGACGGTGCCAACGTTCGAGAACCCGACGGTTATCGAGTGTCGCGCGGCTCCGGAACCAATCGCGGCAAGAACCGCACGGCGATACAGGTGGCCGCGAATAAAGCACTGCAACCATTCGGGTTCACCGGGGAACCCTTTAGAAAATCCTCGGTAGAACAGTGAGACCAGATCGGGATGGGCGGCGGGATCGATCACGCGAGAGCCTTTCCGACAACGCCATAGCGTCGCGATGGTGGACGGGCCGCGGTCATGCGGCGCAGTTTCAGGAGGGCGAGGACGTGGGCGCCGCGTCGGCAGTCGAGCCAGTCCCAGCGGCCGCGTTGTTGCAGTTTCGGCTTTCCGGTCTTGCGATCGATGATCTGGAGCTCGCCGACCAGGTGGCGGAGGTAGGCGGTATCGCTCGGGTTCTGCAGGAGGCCGTTGGGGAGATGGGCGGCGCCGGGCTGGCCGTTCGGGCGGCGCAGGGCGGCGTGGACCAGGTCGCGGCTGTGGTCGACGTGGGTGAGGTGGAGGCCGTCGCGGATCCAGACCAGGCCGTCGAGGTCGCCGGGTTCGGCCTTCATCTGGCGATCGATACCCTTGCAGGGCACCCAGGTGGCGCGGTGGCCGGCGAGCCAGGGCATGAGCTGGTCGGGCTGATCGCCGACATCGAGGCCGGCGATGGCCAGCGGGACGGGCTGGGCAGCTTCGCTGGCGATGCGGTTGACGCGGTCGAGCAGGGCGTGGAGTTCGATCGTGTTCCACGGGGCGGCGTCCGCGCGGGCGAGTTCATAGCCCCAGGCGACGTCCCAGGTGGTGCCATCGAGGGCCATGGCGATCAGGGTCCAGTAGACGCGGTTGTGCTGGACGTCGACGAAGAGGGCGCAGAGGTAGGCCTCGGGCGGCGGGGCGCAGAGGTGGCGCGAGTAGGTGTGGCCAGGCGCGGCGGGGTCGCGATCGGTGGTGGCGCGGGCGGGGCCGTAGATGCAGGTCTGCGAGCGGCCGAGCAGGTACTGCCACGTGAGGTCGTCGCCGGCTTCCTTGCGGTCGCCGTCGTATTCGAGGACCAGCACCTTGTGGTGGAATTGGCGCAGGGCGGTGTGGTCGCCGCGTTCATCGCAGGCACGGCGGGCGGCGCGGGCTTCTTCGACGACCTGGTCGAGGTTGGCGCTGTGGTAATCGAGATCCCAGGTGCGCAGGCTGAAGGTGCGGCCGGTGGGGGCGGGGCCGGTGATCTGGCCGGCGGCATCGACGTCCTGGCCCTGGTGGACCAGGCGCCATTTGCGCAACGCCATCTGGCGGTCGGTTTCGGTCCACAGCGCTGGGCAGTGGACGCAGGAATAGCGAGACTCGATGTCGTCGAACTTGACCCGGTCCCATTCGAGGGCCTGGAAGCGGCCGCAGAATGGGCAGGCGAACCACATGCGCGAGCGGGTGCCCTCACGCCAGGCGGCGAGGATGGGGTGCGCGTCGCGGTCGAGGCGGTCGTTGATGGTCGAGGCGTAGCAGATGCGGTAGCCGGCGGCTCCGAAGGATCGGGTGCGGCGGCGGACCAGGCCGAAGTGGCCTTCGTCCTGGGCGTCGTCGGCTTCGTCGCAGACGACCACCGGCGCGGTGTTCGAGGCCAGGCTCGTTTCCTTGCCGCCGCCACCCATGGCCTGGAAGTAGAGCGGGGCGGTGTTGCCGGTTTCGGGGTTGCGGAAGAGGATCACCGACGCGCGGCCGCCGGCGGATCCGGGGCCGGTGGTCGGCAGCCAGGCGCTGTAGCCGGCCTTGGCCAGGGCGGGGCGTAGTTTGCCGTGCCAGTGCTGGTCGATCTTGTCCAGGCTCGGCATCACATAGATGACCGCCTGGCTGAGTTCGCAGAGCGAGCGGATCAGGGGGAGCAGGACCGAACGCAGCGATTTGCCGCGCTGCGAGGGGCCGACATCGATCAGTTCGGTCCAGCGCGGGTCGTCGGCGATCTGGATGTAGGCGATCTGGCTGGGTTCGGTGGCGGGGTCCCAGTATTGGCCTTCGGCGCGACCGTCGGGGAGACGGATGCGGCGGGCGACCTGCAGGTAGGTCGGCGGGGCCGGCGGGGCGCGCAGGCGGGCGGCGCGTTCGATGTCCAGGGCCGAGGTCACGGCGCGGTCACCCCGGCCAGCAGGGTGCGCGTGCGATCGATCCAGGCGTTGATGGCGGCCCGGGCCTGGGCGGACTGGTCAGCGGGGACCAGGCCGGCGACGAGATCAGGCAGGGCGGCCAGTTGGGTGAGCAGCGCGGCGTCGTAGGCGGATTCGCGCTTGAGGACCTCGGCGATGGTGAGGATCTCGCCGCGGCGCTTGGCGGTGGCGATCGAGGCCTCTTCGGCCATCTCGGCGTTGCGGATCAGCTGACCACGGACGCCTTCGCGCTTCTCGGCCTCTGCCCAGGTCTTGGGGGCGCCCAGGAGGGCCTCGTAGGACTCGATCGAGGTGAGGGGCTGGGCGGGGATGCCAGGCAGCGCGGGAGTGGCGCTGGCCGCGGCCGGGGCGGGTGCCACCGCGCGGCGGTAGGGCCCGACGCCGGCGGCGGCGAGCTCGGCGAGCAGCTCGGGCTCGGGCGCCCGGCGGCATTCCTTCGCGTGGCCCGCGGCCCACGTGCGCCAGGCGAACTCGTCGAACGGCGGCCCGGCCGGCGCGCCGGCCTCAGCCCAGGCCGTGATCGAGTTCCGGCTGACGCCCAGCGCCGCCGCGAGCTGCTTGCCCGTCGGCCACGACCACCGTCCCGCCCGTGGCGCAGTCATCGTGTCACCATGACCAGCCGGCCGCCGCGCGCAGTCCGTGCACAACGGATTTCCGCGACTTTCCCTGGAAAAAATCGCTGGAACTGCCAAAGGCCA